CTACCAGTCGTCATTCATCTCGGACTGCAAATGCTGAATATAATTGAAAATATCCATTTGAAAGGCGTTATACATCGTGACATTAAACCGGAGAATTTTCTGTTAAAAACCAATGCACAAAATATAAGCGAACTCTATTTAATTGATTTCGGCTTGTCGGGATCATTCTTGGATGAAGGGAATAAACATATACAAATGAAAACAAACGAGAGATTAATTGGCACGCCACGCTATATGAGTGTGAATACTCAGCAACATATTACCCCGAGCCGCCGTGATGATTTGGAATCGATCGGATATATATTGATCTATTTACATAAGGGGGAATTACCTTGGCAAGCTCGGAAAGAGCGGGTAGAACAAGCGCAGCGGGTAGAACAAGCGCAGCGGGTAGAACAAGCGCAGCATGAAACTCGCCAGGAGAAATCCTTCTCTCTTAAACAAGCTTTTGGTTGGACCTATACAAATACGATTATTGGCGAATTTATTTTGTTTATTCAATATTGCCGTAATTTAAAATTTACAGACGAACCCAATTATGAATATCTCCGCAATATATTAACAAATTTAGCTAGGATATTATAATATAAAAATAAGATAATCTACTTAAAGCTATTTGTTATGTATATAACATTAAACAATGACTGACCAGCAAACAATGACAACCGGATGTGTGAAGTGGTTTAACAACAAGGCGGGATATGGATTTATTACGGTAACCGATGAGACGCCGCGTGATATTTTTGTCCATCATTCGGCAATTCAAGTCAGTGAAACGCAATACAAGTATCTGGTGCAAGGCGAGTATGTTGACTTTTCCATTGCGCGTATGGAAGGCGAAAACCATGAATTTCAAGCGGCAGGCGTTCATGGAGTGCGCGGTGGTAAGTTGATGTGCGAGACGCGTAATGAGATGCGCGGTCTCCGAGATGAGCAGCAAACACCGCAGCAGCAGACACCGACACATCAGACACAACAGCGCTCAACCCAGAATGTGCAGCGCTCAACCCAGAGTGTGCAGCGCTCAACCCAGAGTGTGCAGCAATCTGCCCCTCGACAAGAAACGCGCCGCCCACAGCTGAGCAAGAATGATCAATCGGAGTGGATGATTGTTCCCCGCCGCAAGTTTGAGCAACAGCAACAGCAACAGCAGCAACCGGTCAGAGAGACGCAACAGACTAGGCAAACGTCTAAAACCACTCGCCCTCGGCAGCGCCAACCCGTGGTGGAATTGTCTAATTGAATGTTGCTTAAAATATAAAATTGATTTAAATATATATGTTTATAATTAAACATATATAAAATGGAAAGCATGAATGCTCTGGATATTTTGTCAAGTGTATCGTCACCCAACGACACCAGTATCGAAAATAAGCCCGACACCAGTATCGAAAATAAGCCCGACGGCAGTATCGAAAATAAGCCCGACGGCAGTTGCAGTATCGAAAATAAGCCCGACGGCAGTGACTTGACAACCCAATTTAATAATTTAAACCAAATTATTAATATATTTAAAACTCAATTAAATGATATACAAAATCAAGTCAAAGCAATCGAAAAAAACGTAAAAAAAGAGTTGAAGAATAGTCAACAGCAGCAATCAAAAGAAGCTAAAAAAAGCTCGGCTAGCATCACCATACCTATTGGATTTGCCAAACCGACAAAAGTTTCGGCTGAACTCTGTTGTTTTATGAACCGCCCTGTAGGAAGTGCAATTTCCCGCACCGATGCAACACAATACATCCTCAAATATATTCGCGATCATGGATTGCAAGAGATGGATGATCGCAAAAAAATTAATCCAGATGAAACATTGTCAAAACTCTTGGGCAGGGGGGTTAGCAGGGGGTTTCGCCCCCCCACGACGACAATGGGGTTTCGCCCCCCCACGACGACAGAAGATGGCGAAGCCGGGTTTGAAAGGGAAGAGCCCTTTACTTATTACAATCTACAAACTTATTTAAATCCTCATTTTATATAAAAAGAAGGAGGCGATAATAGCAAAAAGGAACGCAAGAGCACCCCATAAGCCGGCGCCGATAATATTATAATACGGATTTAATGTAGGTCCAAATAGCTCTGCTTTATAAATGAGGACATCCGCCGCATACCCAATCGGAAACGCTAAGGCTAAAAAAATTAATAACTCCTTTAGAGTGTCAGGGAAAAACTTATTACTACTTCCGATAGGCAGAAAATAGTAAATACCCATCGTAAATAGTAGTGTAATCGCAACTGTTAAACCGGCATTGATTGCCGAAATAATGACACGCCAAGTTGGTGATTTAATATTTTTTCTCTTGAAGTAAATTTCCAATGCTTTTACAGCAGCCGGGGAATATGATTGACGTGATAAATAATTTAAGACAAGGTCTGATATAAAACTAACATAAAAAGAAAGTAATAGTATTTTTACAATTTTATACATTATATAATAAATTAATATTTTATTATATGATTACATTTATTACATTGTATATGTTCTTACAAAGTAGGTTCTTACAAAGTAGGCTGAACCACTTGCAATTGATCGGTGACAAAGAATGAAACTCCTTCGGATGTCCAGCTAACAACAACTGGCACGATAAATACACCTTTAGCCACCGCATTTGCAACAGCTTCGTGGTATTCTTTATTATACGAAGAAATTTCAAATTTATTTATATCTGTTCGCGTGACAATATAGCCAAGAATACAACGCACGGCTGATTCACTCGCAATATTTGCCATACTATTAATACGTGTAATTAATTCTGGCGTAACGCACTTACTGTTCGCTTCAGGAAAATATGCGGTTTTCAAATTATAAAAGTGATCATCTTCTGCCTCGTTGTAAAGTGAGGGCATAGGGACGGGTATTTCGGAATCTTGATTTGCTTGAACTTGTTCAAGGGCGCGCATTATTCGGTCCCGTTGCCGGTCTTTCATTTCCTGTATAGCTGGTATATCTTCCGGTTTATATTCAGCAAACGGCGCATTACTAACTTCCATCACAAAAGGTACATCATCGTCGCAAATTCCAACAAAACTGAAGGTCGCATCAACTTTCCCTTCTAAAAACATAGACACATTGCGTTTGATCTCTTTAACACCCGGCAAACAGGATATTAAATTTTTTTCTAGGATACTTTCCATTAATTCAATCGCAATTTTGGGATTAATTGCAATAATTTGGTGATTGTCGGGTTTTTCCGTAAAGTCAGCTAAGAATATAGTATGCGTGAAGGTTTCGCCATTTTCAGTAACCAACGACATTTCGTCGCCCTCGCTTTCACTGTCCGGAGGGCACGGCGCAACAAAAACATCACAGCCCGAGTTTGCCATTCCAGTGCAACCGTAAGATGGTGTGTATGTTAAAATATATGTATTATCTTTTAATATTAAAACGTCGGATATATTTTCTTTTGAGAGTTTTACCGAGGGTCGGCTTAAAATTCGCCCTTTAGTTATTCCCAGGATCTGTAGAACAAATTGTCCAAGCATTTTATTTATATTTATATGCTAATTATATTTATATTATATTTCAATTTATTTAATAATAGATACAAATGTAATAGATACATTATACATTATAAATTATATACAAAATGGACATTGATAAACTCTTACACGCTTTAAACAATGAAGGAAATGAAGCGATTGTTGATTTAGATTATAGAAAAATCGCCAAGGCAAAAAATGATATATTACAACAATTAAATTTACCGCGGGCGGAATTAATAACATTGCAAACCAAACTTAAACTTTATCGCTATATAGATGATTTAGCCGATATTAGATACGGCAGTTATATTCGCTGGATTTCTTTAAAAAACCCGTCGGTTATTAAATTGACAAATGGCGGAATTATATGTGATATAAAGGCACATAACGCAGTCGGTAAAAGCGCAGCAGGAGCACATAACACAGTAGGTGAAGCAGATGATATTATCATTAAATGTAAGAATAAAATGAACCATATTTTTCAAATAAAAATGTCGGAAGTTATTTTATTTCAAAAGCTTACGGAACAAGAGCAGGTAATTTTATCGGCTTTAAAGCTTATTCAGGGTTAGATGGGGTTTCGCCGGGGGTTTCTCCGGGGGTTTCGCCCCCCAACGACGAACTAGGGGCAGCGCCCTCCGGGTTTGAAAGGGCAGCGCCCTTTGGGTTTGAAAGGGCAGCGCCCTTAGGGATATCATATTTACTCGTTTCCTGTGAATTTTGAACTTTATGCATGAAATCTTTCGCAATTGTTTCGCCTACTTTTTTCAGCATACCATCTTTTAAGATCGGCATCAAATTAATAAGGTAATTTGACAAACCGTGTCCCCAATAACCACACGAATGTCCCTGCACATTTCCCATCATTTTTATAATCTGGTTAACAAACGTCTGGCTTTTCACATTAAACAAAGTATTCGACAAACAACCCGTATTCTCGGTAATAACTGCACCAGGTGTAATATTTAAAATATCAAATTGGTCTTTATACTCTTTATAGATGGAATTGCCCTGATAAAAACCAAACGCATTCGCCGCCTCATATACACTCAAGAATGGCACACTAATTTCATTCGACATGGTTATGCCAAAGAGAAAATTCGGATGCATACACTGAGCCGTAATATTAATTAGCGCGCTCTTTACATTTCTCTCGGACTTTCGCAACAAAAAGAAAGGTATAACCATATGCGTTAGACGGGTCTGCACAACCGTGCCAGTGGCAATAACGTCTCTAATATATGCGGGATCCATTTCGTGATATGGGTTCCAGCCGACTCGGTGACCAACATTATTAATGAGGATCGCTAAATCTGTACCAATTTCATCAAAAGCGGCTTGAATATCGCTAAAAAAATCATCCTGAAAGGCTTCCCGGAAATCCTTGTGTATTACCTTGGTTTTTACCTCGGGGTATTCTAGTTTTATGCGCGCTTGTGTTTCGTCAGTACGTTTAGAACCAATCATTAAGAGATTAAATCCACGTTTAGCAAAAGCTAATGCCATATCGTAGCCTTGTCCGCTAGATGCGCCGGTAATGACTACCCAGCTACTAGAGCCAGTGCTGCTAGAGCCAGTGCTGCTAGAGCCAGTGATGCCATCGCTTGCGCCATACCGTTCTAATAAATTATGCTCTTTTAATAAAAAATATTTATGAAAGCCTTGACCAGCCTTAATTAAAAGCAAACCGAGTTGAAGGACAATGAGAGATATTAAAATATAGACAATGGTGTGTTTTTTTATCATGTGTGTATAAGCAGTCTAGGAAATATTTCGGGTTATTACGTATAAGAGTTACTACGTATAAGAGTTACTACGTATATAAAAAAAGTGATACCACTAATTGATATCACTTTTTGTTTTTTTTGTTTTTTATTTATTTTTATTATTTATTAATCGACCAGGATAACGTTTCCTGCGCCCAATACACTAACTAGCGCTTCATAAAGCAACTGTGTCTCTTCGTCATCAAAACCTACATGATATCCACTCACTAACATGCCGTTTCTCCACCGTAATTGTCTGACGCAGTCATTCGCATCTAGCAAATGATTTCTACCTCTATCTTCTCTATATTTTTTCTTCTGTTTGAGTTCTTCAGCGTTCAATGGAATTTCAAAGCCGCCTTCACATACTTGAGCCCTGCGAATCGGTTCGCTTCCTTCTGGTCGTCGTGCATTATACGCCTCCAAAATTGGAGCATAACCGCCGGGTAAAGTGTCTATTAAAACTTTGATAGTATTCATTTTGCTTGGTTGCTTGTTTGTTTGCTTGATAATACTGAATTATTAATATTTTAAAAGCATTTCAATTTTTTGCAGGGGGTTTCGCCCCCAACGACAAACGGGTTTGAAATGGCAGAGCCCTTTAACGACGAAGCAATACTTTCCGCGTTCCTTTTTTCGGCAATAGCTTATAACCTTTTTTACATGTAAATTTAAAGATTGATAATTTCTTCTTCTTGATGACACTGTTATTACAAATAGCAATAGCTTTAGCTTCAGTTATAGGTCGTATTTTTGCCGACACTTTTTTAATACACTTGCAGAGTTTGGTCGCAAGTAAATGTTCGGCTTTTTCTTTAATCTCGCGCGGTTTTAATAGTTTCAATTTCGCATCCGTTATTTTGTAAAATCTTAAAATGTTCTTATAATCTGCGGTAGTTAAATTCATATATATTATAATATTATATTAACCAACAAAATGTTCTACACTTATTTAATTAACTGGGTGAAAAAATATACATACAGGAAGATTATTATTTTTTTATCAATATTCATAATCGTTCCTGTCGTATTTTTTTATAAAAAATTATTATCATATGTTAATACACATCTAATAACTATGAAAAATGAAAAAACACCATTAAAAGTCGTGGTGTTTGATTTAGATGAGACTATAGGATATTTTACGGAGGTGGGTATTTTCTGGGATGCATTGGAAAATTTCTACGGACATAATTTATTTAATGAGCAGTTTCACGAAGTATTAGATATCTTCCCTCAGTTTTTTCGCCCCGATATTTTTAAAATTATGGAATTTATTAATAAGAAGCGAAAAGCCAAAGCGTGCTATAAAATAATTATGTATACAAATAATCAAGGCGATAAAGAGTGGCTAAAAAAAATTAGCTCATATATGGATAAGAAGCTAGGTACCACTGTTTTCAATCAAATTGTCGCAGCATATAAAGTTAATGGAAAAATTATGGAACCGAAACGCACCACCCACGAGAAAAGCATGACCGATTTAATAAGTTGCACGAACATCCCAGCTAATATTGAAGTCTGTTTTATCGACGATTTATATCATCCGCTCATGGACAAAGATAATGTTAGCTATATTAATATTAAACCCTACCGCTTTTCAATGCCGTTTGAGGAGATGGCACATCGCTATTATAACTTGATTTTAAAAAAGAAAAAACAAATGAATGAAATAAGTGAAGAAGATTTTGTTAAAATTATGGTGGGCTTTATGAAACATTATAACTATATGGTTATAAAAAAGAGTGACATTGAAGAGAAAACCGACAAGGTCGTGAGTAAAAAACTCTTGGCGCATTTAGAAGATTTTTTACGACCAAAAAAACTTAATCAGACCCGGAAAAACCGTACACGAAGAATTCGCACATTGCGCCATAACATTAAATGATTATAAATAAAATGTTAATTATATATAAATGGAACGTATTGGATCAGGTAGTCAACGCACGGAAGATTTAAATAACCGCATATCAGAACGTAATACTCCGTCAAGCCAATTACAACCACAATTCGGGATCCGGTCGATATCCACTAAATACGCAATGATGCCAATTTTTGATCGGCGAGCTATTGCTAAAGTAGCTATTCAGACAGAGCCAATCTATAATATTGGCACTACATTTAATCCGGGGACGGCTCAAGCTCCATGGAGTGGGTTTTCGTGTAACATCAATGATGAGTCAATGCTTCGAAATCAGTTTTTCGCCTTGCAACGAGGGGCGGGGCAAGCTGCATATATTCCGCCCAAAAACAGCGATATGTATGAACATACGATCCCTCAGAGTGCTAACCAACAAGCTCAACCCTTTCCATACCTCTTTGAGAAACAAACATTTGAGGCATTTGATCCGTGCCCCACCGGCAATGGCAAAAATTTCTTTGAAAATTGCACACGGCAACAAATCAAGGAAATCAAACAATGAGCATTAGTTTAAATTATATTTTTTAATAGCAAATATAATGTAAATGGATAAGATTGAAATGGATAAGATTTCAATGGATAAGATTTCAATGGATAATATTATAATTGATACGATTGCTGATAATGCAACCTTAGAATTTTTTACCAACCCATCTTATTTAAATATCATCAAACGTAAACTGGTAAAAACACCTGAAGACAATGACAATAACGAAGCTATTAAATTTTATAAAAAACGTATGATCTCTCTCTTCAAAGATATCTTTAAGGAGGAAGTAGGAGTTGATAAAGAGCTTAATGAAGCCCATAAGCGCTTTGCCTTACTAGCGGTTAAATATTTTGAAACGATTGATAAAAAAGATATCATCCAAGAGCAACATCTGAACGCAGCAGCTATGACAGAAGAAGACTTACTAAACGCAGAAATAGATGCAGCAATAGATACAAGTAATATTTTTACCATGGATGACGCAAATAATGTAATGATGCGTAAAACAATAACCTTTGCCAATTTAGACAATTATGTGATAATGAAAGAGGATTTATCAGCGAATGATTTAAGAATTATTCCAATGAAAATAGATATTAATTTGAAAACACCGGATTTGAAAATCAAAGGACTAAAACCGAAAATTAAAAAATCAAAAAATACGAAAGAAGATTTATCTCAACAGATATTAGTAAATGCGACACCACAAATCCCGATCCCGAACCAGGAGGGGTAAAACAATCAGGAAATTTAAAAGGACCATGAAAAAAGGTAAAGGCAATGGCAAGGGCACACGCAGGGAAAAAATGATACATAAGATAAAAGGTGGCACGACTTCCGCCGATGTCGCTGCCTTTAAAAAAGCCAAATGTGCGCCGAAGGCAAATAAAAACAATGATTTACAAAAATTTACGTGTTATAGTGAGAACGACCTTTTTAAAATGCGCGATTTGTGGAACACGCGGCATAAAGATATGCTGATTGTCGCCACTGATCCAAAAGATATTTGGATGAATTTAAAAAAGAAAATGGAGAATGCGTGTCATAATGAAGCCTGTTGGTTAAAACAAAAATTCGTGGAAAATAATTTAGAAGACAATAAGGAATTGGCATCCTATACATTTGCACCTAAATCGCCGGAAAAATGGAAAACTAATCATAATACCTGGTTAAATAGCACGGATATAGAAAAAGTTATGAAACAATACGAACACGCGTATCCATGCTTTCGCTTTATAGGTCCGACCCCAATTGATTTTGACAAACAACTCTATGACGATAAGTGCGTATGGGACGACTTATGTAAATTTGATTTGTCCAAATACAAGAAGGCGAAGGTGAATAAAATCGGCATTATTTTTAATACCGATCCACACGACAAAAGCGGAGCACATTGGATTTCGCTTTTCATTAATTTGAAGAAAAAGTTTATCTTCTTTTTTGATAGCAACGGTACTAAAATACCAAAACAAATTGAAGAATTCAAAAATCGGGTCGTGTCGCAAGCACTGGAATTATATGATATGCGTCTGGTATTTGACCAGAATTATCCAACGGCGCATCAGAAAGGAAATACCGAGTGCGGGATGTATTCGCTCTATTTAATTGTGTCTTTATTGAAAGATATGCACGATTATAAGTTTTTTAAAACTGAAAAAATAAGCGATGAAGCGATGGAACAACTGCGGGATGAATATTTTAACCCGGATTTATAGTATATGTATAATAAGTATATGTATAAGTATAAGTATAAGATAAGTATAAATATATAAATATAAATAACGTAGTAAATATATATTTATGCAAAAGCAATTTACATCTGATAATAATAAAGGTATTCTGTGGAAATTAATGGTTGATAATAATATTTTTCACGATATTCCGGAAAATAAGTCCGAATTAATAAAAAATGAATTTGATAAAAAAATTAGTTTGATCGGCATGCAAATCACAAATAACGACCAATTAGTTGGCTTGAATAAACGAGTGATTAGTGAAATGGTGAATGATCTGGATAGACATCGCGCAAAGGGCTCTGCCCTTTCAAACCCGACCCTAAGCGGAATTGCAAACCCGCAAGACCCTCCTCCATATAATTCGTCTGAAATCGGACAACAACGACAACAAAAATTTGCATCTGAACTTAAAAACAAACAAAACGAGTTTGATAAATTAAACAATAAACAGATACCCGCAAAGATTGATTTTTTAGATAAAAATGAAGATACACCAATTGGTTCAGATATGGAAAAATTAATAGCGGCACAAATTGCAGCAAGAGAGCGTGAATTAAATACTGTATTGGGTAAACAAGATAAAACTGCCGCAAGTAATTGGATACAAAACGGACAGACAGCCACTATTCCAGCATCCATGCACTTAAAAATTGGTGAGCCTATTAAAATCGAAGAAAAAGAGATATTAAATCCGGTTAAAAAGGTAAAATTTATGGAGGGGGTTTCATCGGGGGTTTCGTCCCCCAACGACGACTTTATAATGAATAGGGTTTCGTCACTCAACAACGACTTGAGGGGTTTGCCACCTCATGACGAAATAGGCTATATACCAAGTACCATTACTAAGGAGAGATCACCCTCCAACGGCGAAGGAGTTGAAGATTTTATGACATTGTTGAAAAAAAAGACCAATTTGGTGCAAGCGCAAGCGCCAGCAGTATTGCAAGCGCCAGCAGTATTACAAACGCCAGCAGTATTACAAACAGTAGAGCAAATTCCTGGACGAGTGTTCGAAATGTTGGAAGAAATTTTAATAAAACAAGATATGATTATAAGAATGTTAATTAATAATAAAATTGAAATTGGTAATGAACAAAATACCAATATACATCCAACGGCACAATTAGAATGATGAACAACTTTATATCCGAAGAGATTAACTACTGCTGCGATAAACAAAAAATCCAAAATATCGCTTACCACGTAAATCGTAAAATATTATCAATAACCACCTGCATGCTAATATACATTGCATTGTTTATTGCGTCGGCAATATTGTTGAATATATCAATAATATACAATGTTATACCCCGAATAGTCTGGTTTGTGTCTGGCTGCATATTTAGATTGGTTCTTGACATTGTATTTGGAATTGAGCTTAAGCATAACATTACGTCGCCCATATTAATTGAATTCGTAAGATATTCTATAAACACAACATTAATCTTAATAGTAATGAATGAATCAAGGCATTTAATAAATACGGTAAAATGTAATTGTTATTACGGAATAAGCACCAACCCTGTAAATGTAAACGAATGCGACGTGTACAACGGTGAAGTATATTGCAACGAAGAATATGAAGATGATGAAGAAGATAAAGAAGAAGATTGGACCGACGTACAAGATGGAATTTCTAACAATGCGCAATAATATGGGGGTTCCGCCCCCAACGACTATATGGGGGTTCCGCCCCCAACGACGATATGAGGGTTTGCCCCTAAACGACGAACAGGTTAACAACATTAGTAAACGAAATAGTTTTTTTTACTGCTTCAATGTCAATTTGTTTGCTATACTTTTCACGATTACGGCAAATATCCGTCAAAAGCTTCATATCATCCTGTATGTCACCGCTTAACTGAATTACCGAATCTGGAAAATAGTTTTTGATATTTTGACATCCTAAATAAACTGGCACAGTATTACATAACAGCGGGTCCATTATTTTTTCACTAAAATAATGGGGTGTTTGCGTATTTTCAATTGCAATATGAAACTGATAATCATTATAAGGTTCAATCGCAGAGAATACACCCTTTAAGCGCGGATCTTTAAGGTTGCTGTAAAATTTACAGCCCCTCCCATAAATATCAATCGGTAAATTAGAGTGTAAAATATGCTTACAAATGAGATGCCTATATTTATGACCAGGTAAAATTGTTTTGTCCGAAATCATCAACGACATTATATTTTTTTTCTGAACAAGCACCTTCTCGAGGTCGAGCGGTGTGATGTGCCACATATAACCAAAATGTTCGGTAAAAGGCAACGGAAGAATACTTTTCTGTCCAATCAAATATTGCCCGATAGATTCCTGCGCATATTCCACAAATGCGTGCGTCAAACCTAAAAATTCCAGGGGTTCAAAAGCTAAACCAATCACATTTTCCGGTGGGATTGTTAATTTGGGCATGGCTGTATTTAAAATAATGGCGTGGGTATAATCGTCGCCACTGGTAAACCGGTAGGTCTCGTTAAACGATGGATCTTTATTTAATTCCGACACACGCGTATAGGCTTCAATACAGCCTGCGTTGGTTCCAAAACTCGTAAAAAATTTTATGATTATCATTTTAAATGGTAATAATAAAATATATTTATATTAGTATTATTAGATACATTACGTATATTTGTGGCTTACGTATATTTATAGCTTACGTATATTTTCGGTTCACCCGATAACCCACATGACAGGCTATCTCATAAGGAATTGTATTTCCCGCCTTGCCAACATCATAAATTGTTTGAGGACAATTTTCTCCATTTCCGAACATATAAACCACATCATTTATTTTATCCGTAGCCTTTGCCTCTACAATAATTTGATCCATACTTATTAACCCCAATACTTTCCGTTTGGTCCCGTTGATATAAACATATAATTTTGAGGAAGAATTGCGTGGAAGAATATCGGCATAACCGACCGGTATTACAGCAATTCGCATTTTTCGCGGTGTTTTATAAGTCCAATCATAGCCAATTCCTTCCCCCTTCGCCACTTCTTTTAATTGTATAACATATGATGTAATACTCATGGCAATTTTTAATTTTTTATCGGGTTTGTCGCCGGGCATGCCATAAATACCACCGCCTGAACGAGCTAGCGTAAAATCAGACACATCATAATTTAGACAGGCACGGGTATTAGCAATATGTACTAAGGGTGGACGAATATTTATATCCGCCAATTGTTTGCGCAATTCTCTAAATTTACGTAATTGTTCATTTACTATCGGACTATTTTTAATTTGTGAGCAAATCAAATGCGACATCATACCGACCAGTTCGACATTCTTATGTTTATTCATTTCAATAAAAGCAGGTAAAGCTTTATCATATGAAATGCCGGCTCGATTAATGCCGGTATCCACGAACATGGTTACTTTAATTTTTTTACCGGCGGGTATCATTTTTATAAATTTTGGGATAATCATTTCATCACATATTGCAATATCTATATCCATATGTAGAGCATCCTTTATTTCGGAACCATCGATATCATAAAGCCAGGCTAAAATGCGTCCTTTATCGCCGTTTTTTCTCAATAAAATGGCTTCCCCCAAAGTAGCAACGCCGATATGAACTACGCCCAACTTTCGAACAGTCTTCGCCATCTCGAGTAATCCGTGTCCGTAAGCATCGGCTTTTAAAACTGGCATAATATCGGTTTTGGCACTGGCTTTTAAAGCATTAATATTATGTTTAATGGCATTTATATCGATGGTTGCTATAATATCCTTGTCGCGATGTGGAATAGTATTGATATATGTCGCTGTTTTTGTCATTTTTCCCTTTAAAGTTTTACGCAATCGATTATGCATATGCTTATGCTTATGTTTTTTGGTATTATATCTCATTTATATATAATATGAAAATTCTCTCTTGGAATATATTGGCGAATGAATTTATTAAAAAACGTTATTATCCAATGATACCTCCAGATATATTAATAAACCGTAAAAATCGACAAAAACAAATAATTATCACACTAAGACAAACAAACGCCGATGTAATGTTATTACAAGAAGTAATGCAGTCCGAATATAACCTACTCGTGCATTATTTCGGAAAAACCCATCATATTATACGCGGAAAATATATATCGTGGCAAAATAAGCGCAGCTCTAGTGGTAATGTTACCTTATTAAGAAAACAAAGTTTTGGCCTGCCTGCTAATTTTTTGATTAATTTAAAATTTGGGTTAATTGTTCAATGCTATTTAAAATCAGGTTCCTCTACACAACCTATTATTATTATCAATGTTCATTTAGATGATATATCTCACGCTAATCGTATAGATGAAATAAAAGAACTTGAGCCAAATATAAATAGCATACCAAATGTTATTCTTGGCGGCGATTTTAACGAGATTTATAAAGCTGATTCAACTTTATATAAATCAATTAAATCAATGGGATTAAAAATTTTCAATAACAACCCGTCTTATTATGTAGAGAGACCGATGTGTATAGATAATATTATGCTTAAAGGTCCAATTGCAAAAAATAAATCCAGTGTTATTCTAAACGTGTCCGGGACTGATATAGTTTCGCAATATTTAACGTATGGTTCAGACCATTTGCCGGTAGTTGTTATTAAATATAATTTAGTGCCTTTTTTTATGCGATTTGCGTTTGCTTGTTTTGCGTTTGCTTGTTTTGCGGCTCTGTTTGCGCGTTTTGCCTCCACCAGCCGACCTGGAACGAGAGCGTGAACGAGATCTTGACCTTAACTGTTTCTTTATTGATTTCAATGTGGATAATATATCATACGCCTTCTGGGCATGAGGGACATTTGCTACGTTTGCATCGTCCACGCCTTCTACCATTGATAACGCCGCCGCCCTATATTTTTTAATAGCCGTTAACTTGTCCTTTTTTAAAGGTATTCCTTCAATTGTATCCATAATGTCGCCGGCGTTATCTGCTGATTCTATCGCTGCTTTAATATTTTGGTCTACCATTTATTATATAGTATCTTTAGATTATTTATATTAAATAAATTCCAAGCGAAAAGCTGCTTCTTTGCCTTTGCCAATAATTAAATCGGCAATTTTCACCGGACGTCCATTCATATAACTGTCTAAATCATAAACTTCATTTGTTTCTTTATTTAACGCATATTTCACACCATCAACTTCAATCTGTTTTGCCTTCCATTCGACTTCCTTTTGGTTTTTATCCGCAATAGCATCTGATTGTTCGTCTTCAAATGCTGGCATATAAGCAAATTTCGAACTCCCACTGGATCCAAACGTAAAGCATTTTAATTTTTCGGCAGCATTAGATTTAATATGAAGCGCACAATCAATGGACGACTCCTTCACGGCTGTCATAATATTTGTGGTGATCTCTTCTTTGGCTGTCGCAATTTCGTATAAAGTTTCATCGGTGGAAACCGGCGTCGTATCATCTTTGCGGCTCTTATCGCGAAGGCGCAGTTCAATCGTCGTCTCTCTGGCTAATTGCTCCGGCGAAAAGGTCATCAGATATAAAAACACCGTAACAGTGCGCAAGGCTTCCGGTAATGCCTGATGACTACAAATACGACGCGCCCGACCAATAACCTGCTCAATACGCACCGGATGCCAATACGGCTCGGTAATATGAACATAACGCACATTTTTCAATGAAATCCCTTCCGCACCCGACGACGTAATCATCAATACTTTAATAATGTCACCCATCGTATTATCTTTCGCAATGGTCTTTAATTTACGGGTAATTGTTTCCGGTACATATTTCCAGGCATTATTTAAAACATTGCGAATAATTTCCTTTTCTTCCGTAGTTTCCGTGCCGGTGTATAAAGCAAACATAGGTTTTCCTTCATCCCCGGGCTCAATATGTAATTCCCAATTGGCTCCCGCTTTTTTAATTTTAAATTGCGCAAAACCATTCGTTTCTAAGACAAGTTTTAAAATGCCGATGCCTTCTAACGCGCGGAACTGCGTGTAAATTAAATGAATGCCCAGGTGATCTTCGTCTTGAATATTCTCCAAGATATTTAAAAACTTTGGGCTATAGACTTGCAGCCCTTCTGGCGATAAATATTTGGCGCTGTCTTTCTTTAAGAGGCTCAGAGCATGTTTAATGCGTTCGCGGTAAGTGATATGCTTGCCATCTGCGGTAACACCTTCCGCGCCTTCTTCATCTCCTGCGGCGCCTTCGCCTTCCGCAAACGACTCATCTCGATTTTTCTTCTCTTCCGCCGACACATCATCGATAGCATCTTCATCAATCCCTTCGGCGCCGATCGCCTCCGACAAATTTACTTCTTCGCCAACTTTGTTTTTCTTGTCCGGCATTGGACGGGCAATGGCGGGACTGGGGAAGACGAAATTACAAAACGCGCGGGAAAAAATACGATAAGTCGAGGTCGTGTTTTCGTATAAGCCATCCACGCCGGGTTTTTTAACCTTCTTTTTCATGGCATTTTTGCGTTCTTGGGTGCGTTCTTGGATGCGGGCTTCTTCGTAAATTTCCAGCTGGAAATCGCTCATGGGTATTTTAATAACTTTAAAATCATTCGGGTTGGATTTTACATACTTGGGCATTAAACTTTCTTGAGCGCTGCGGAAATAAGAAGTCAAGCCCAAGATGCGCCGCTTGAACATCACGTCATTTTTCATATCGCCATTCTCTTCGATAAAATAAGATTTAAAGGCGTCCAAGGTATCCGGCAAAGCTTTATATTCATGCACCGATACGCCACTAGCTTGGATTTTTATGTTATTTTTTTTCAAGATTTGTGTTATTAATTCGATAAATTTGGCGTCGGTTAATTCACCGCGATCACCGATTTCCAGTCTCACGCCGGCATAAGTATTGTCTTTAGCCGCTGTTTTATTCACAAAGCCGAAAGGATTACGGGTAATGACGAGTGTGGTATTAGAGGCTTTATAATCTATTAAATCAATGACATTGCCACCAAGCACCGTGCTTTTAAAGAGAGACTGAAAATAGCTAGTCGTCACTTGCCGTTGTTCCAGAATATCTAATTTAAACGACCAGCTCGTGATATAGCCGCGCAAAATATTGTAGAGAATACTAATCTCATTCGGAAAATTAATAATGGGCGTTCCCGATAACAAAACAATTTTCGCATTTGTTGCTTTCATCAAGAGCGAATAAAGCGAAGTGGCAATACTGCCTGTTTTTCGTCCAATTTTATTCACAATTCGGCTGACTAAATTATGCGCTTCGTCCACAATAACCACGGCGTTGTCAAAGGGATTAATGGTATTATTTTTAGTTAATTCAAGGATCTTAGATGCGCGCAGCCCATTATAGTTGATAAATTTATATTTATGCATAATCATTTGGTCGATTTGTTGATCCAGTTTTATTTTATCAGATGGCGACAAGGCATCATAGTTGGAGGGTTTTGCCATATTAACGACCCACGCGCCGCCGGCTTTGTTGATATATTCCACTGATAAAGAGAGTACTTTTGATAAGTTTTCTACTAATTCGGCATCATCTTGGCTAGTCGTCTTTATAAATTCCCAGAATTGATTTTTGCGATATAAATCGTCGCCACATTTTTTTAATTCTTCGCGATAATTCACTTGGAGCGAAGCGGGCGTCATCACGATAATCGGTTTGGCGCTTTTTAAGCCTTCCGCAATAGCAATTGATGAACAAGTTTTACCTGAGCCTAAACCATGATATAACAATAGACCACGATAAGGACTATATAAATTTAAGTAATCGCGCACAATCTGCTGATGGGTCATGAGAGAAAATTCATTCACGTCGTTGTCGCCGGGGCAAGTGGCAGGCGCTGCCGCTTCATCGGCTAATTGTTTTTTATATTTTCCGAACAAAGATGTCATAAAATTAACAAAAATTTCGCGGTTGTTTAAATAATAGGACGAGGCGGGAATAATGGGGAGCGCAGCCTTCTTCCGATGGAGCCGCGTTTCAATGTCGGTATCACCGATGGTCAGCATACTCATTGGACCTTCTTTCACACCGACAACAGGTTTTTTCGTGCGGCGAACCGTGACCTTGAGTGGTTTAACGGTGGCTTCTGCAAGCGTAGCGGGTACTACAAGCGTAGCGGGTTCTGCAAGCGTAGCGGGTTCTGCAAGCGTAGCGGGTACTGAATTCATAATTTCTTCTATAATAGGTTCAGTAGCACCCTTAATTGCAGCGTCGATCTGTGCCTGTTTTTTTGTACTTATTTTAGGTTTCAGTGTTCTTTTTTTAGGCACCTCAGGTGGAGCAGCAGCTATGGCGGGCACTTGCATAGCGGGCACTTGCATAGCGGGCACTTGCATAGCGATTGGAGAATTATCGGAATTTATAATTATCGGATTTTTAAAGCTTTTTAAAAAATCATTTCTATCAAACTGTCCCTGTTGAGATTCATCTATAAAGGTAACAGCTTTCAATGCGGCAGGTGCTTTGTTAATAGGTGCTTTGTCAATAGGTGCTTTGCCTTGTACCTGTTCCTGCTGTGCTTGTGCCTGTGCCTTATCGCCGTTTATTTTTATTTCCAATGTTTTTTGTAGTGCTGGCGGATTATTTATTTTTAATTTAGCTAAAAGAGCAGCAGCCATATCTATATATTATAAACTCTAAAAAGTTTGTGATATATAAAGTATTAATGTTATATGTTATATGCTATATATTATCAATGTTTTTAATGGATAATTCACTAGCGATTTGTTCCGCCTTTTTCTTAATTTTATGTATACCACTACCCATAAAAACAAATACGTGCGAATTCTTTACAAATTCTTCCTGAATTTTTTGAAAAGATCCATAAAAACTAAATGGCACACTGTTTTGTATTTGGATTTGATGTATTGGTTTCCCCAAACATAAATAAACTCCCATTTCATAGCCTTTTTCGGCATCGTGGCTAATCTCTAAGTAATCCGGCGTGGTTTTAAATTCCTTTTGGATTTTCACTTGCAGTATATTCTTATAATTATCATCTGTATTAATAATTTTGCACCAATCAACGTGTGTTTCGAAAACACTTTCCACGAATATTTGTGCCATTTGAAACCCTGGACCTGTTACAAATACATTTTTAAACCAGCCTTCTTCATCCGTCACGGTAATTTTATTAAAATCCAAAAATAAAGCACCAATAAAGGCTTCAAATAAACAACCTAATTTTTTCAGGTTCGTCCGAATTTTCTTCTCCTCCGCGTATTTAGAAATAATAAGCCATTTATTAATACGCATATCATAAGCCAATTTCCCAATATGTTCATTCTTCACCAAGGCAATTTTCTTTTCCGTCATGAAACCCTCATCGGCTTTAGGAAAACGGCGGTAAAGATAATATTTCGTAATCAATTCTAGTACACCGTCGCCAATAAACTCTAGGCGTTCGTTTGATTTTGTTTTTAAGACCAGACAATCAGGAGGACAAGGCATAATTGTGATATTATTCGTGGTGTTTTCGATTATAGGTCGTTTAGTATAAGAACTATGTACAAATGCGCGTTTATATAATTCCAAGTTATGCACCGGAGCAGTTATGCCATAACGCGTAAGAATAGATTGAACGTCGTTCAATGTAATCTCGGTGTTCTCATTATTAAATGGGTTAAAAATCAGTTTATCCCCGCATTTAGTAACATCGCCATCTTGTAAAATCGTTTTCATTTCTTCGTATTCGGCGGACATTTCTTTATATTTAGATATATGGTTTTATTTTTAAGTCGTATTTAAATAATCATTTATAAAGTTTAATCATTTATAAAATTAAATCATCGATAAAAAATAAAATATATATTTGTATAGTATATAAAATGGTTTATCCAAGTGCTGGTCGTGCCAAGAATTTGTCGTCAATGGTTAATCAAACTAATACCAGCGGTGGTGTGAAGAAGCAGGGACTTCCCTCAACGGTTGGTGTACCTGCTTCTGTTATCGGTGTTTACCGAAATAAAGTGGGTTGCCCTTGCCCCTTTATTATCAGCATGACCAAGTCGTGCTCGTATATTGGCAAACCTGCTGGGTTGGGCGGTCGTTGTTAAACTATATAATAAAGTATATAAGCATAAACATATAAGAATTAATAAACATTATTTGATAATAATGATTATTAAATTAGATTGCCGAGAGATTAAACTACACGAATTATGTTTAGCCGCAATTGCTGCAGATACAGTAGTAGATAATAATTCGCAAATTAAATTGATTAGTGAGAATTTACCCTTGGGTGATATTATTATTTGTGACGATGAAGGTAAGGAAAAGGTCATTATAGAACGGAAAAGTTTATCGGACTTGGCGGCGAGTATTCGTGACGGTCGTTATAGTGAACAAGGCTTTCGTTTAAATCAATGTGACCTACATAATCATCAGATCTATTACGTGATTGAAGGTGACCTCCGCTATTATAAACCATATAAAGGTCTGCCGGATAAAAAAGCTCTCTTATCAGCAATGGTAAGTATTAGTTATTTCAAAGGCTTCTCTCATTACCGCACGATAAATTTAGAAGAAACCGCTGAGTGGGTTATCCATTTTGCTAAAAAATTAATAAAAGAAGGACCTAAAGTCCAGCCATTTTATCTAGGCACCGCTACAAATGAAGGGTTATCAGCACCAGCCCAAGCAGCATCCGAATATACCAAAGTGGTCGCAAGTCGTGTTAAGAAAGACAATATAACCCATGAAAATATTGGAGAGATTATGTTGTCCCAAATACCAAGTGTTAGCAGTGCATCAGCCATTGCAATTATGGAAAAATTTAGCACAATGGCAAATCTGTTTGCCGCTCTTCAAAAAGATCCCACGAGTTTAAACGATATTACGCTTTGTAATAAAAACGGACAAGCCAAAAAATTGACAAAGCCCTGTATTAATAATATTTACGATTTTTTAATTAAACCTCAGGTTATTAACGTGAATATATAAAAAAAAATGTAGAAACTATAATATATATGATGAACTCTGATGATATATATAAATTTATTGGATACGCCGTAGCAGTTCTTTTTTTCATGTATGTATTTGCTAAGAGTTTACGTTTTCAAACCAGATTATTTGAACCACGTGGTATAATTGAAGGTATGACTGTAGCAGAACAAAAGGAACAAGAATATGATCAGGACAAGTTAAATGACGATTTAACCAAATACAAGGACATGATACAAGACCAAAAAGATATTTTAAAACTTTACAAACCTGAATATAGGGACACTTATAAACAAATCGTGGAATGTATGCATAATTTAACTGAATATCGCTTATTGCGCGCCACGATTTCGGCTGAAACATTAATTCGTGAAAATAATGAATCGGCTGAAGCAATTGAAAAGATGGCACAGCTGCACAAACAAAAGGAATTTTTGGATACCTTAGATTATGTTTATAACAATATTACCGAGCTAGCGTCGAATAATTAGAAGACCCTTTACTAACTTCATTGCCCTTATAATATCCATCTGTTATCAGTTTTTCCGTATATTTAATCCCACCCCAATTGCTATCCATTGGGTTGGGACTTACTTTATTATTATCATTAAACATTTTATCCAAAGGTGTCTCGGTGTTTGGTAATTCTTCATGTGCGTCAAATCCAGTGTAGTTTGAATCAGCGCAATTTGGGTTTGATTCGTTCACAAATACGTTGGTTTCCTCAATAAGTGTTGTATCTATATTATGCGCATCAGCTAATAATCCCTGTATCGGTATAGAAGTACTAGGCGGCGGCATCATCATATTCGGATTAGCCAATTTGTTGGTTACGTAAAAATCCGGCAAACCGCCCTGCAAATTTGTCGGACTTGGTCGAGCTTTATAAACCGCATCTCCCTGTGCATTAAATGCATGCTGTAAAAATAAAATGGGACACAAAATGCCTTGACTGCGTTGCCATTCCGTGAATTCTACATATTCTTCCAAGTTTTCAAATCGTATGGGGTTTACGCCTGCAACATTGGCGCGTTTAGAATTATAAAGAAATAAGGCACTGCCTTTTTGAATAAGGACATCTGGACAATTCTCGGATATTTTATGCTCGCTCTCATAACTGTCTGTTGTAAAAGTTTCGACTTTATTAGATTGTGATATAAAATATAAGCCCAACAGAAATATTAGTCCAATAACAATCAATTTATACATATATATAAAATTAAATATTTTAATCTCTAAATAATGTATAATGCAAAATACAGGAGGTACAAGCAATAAGCTGGAAATTGCGCATATTACCGTTGATGGAAAAGAAATAGATGAAGAAACCAAGATCAACCCCAAAGAAGTGACGACCCAAAAATCCAGCGATGTACTACGAATGTTTAATGCAAATAAGCCGATGTTTATTAAATTTTATGCCAACTGGTGCGGTCATTGCCATACAATTGACAAACCTTGGAAAGAATTAGTGGCGGAGGTTAAATCCAAACATGCTGATAAAAATGTTGCGATTGTTTCAGTCGAATCGAAAATAATGAATGCGGATATAAATAAAATCGTAGCAGGCGCCAAAGGCTTGGGGAAGGTTGATGGTTTTCCGACGATTGGGTTAATTCACAATAAAAAATGGACATCATACGATGGCGACCGATCTAAAAAAGCAATGTTTAAGTATATGGAAGATGAGGTGATTAATAAGAAAATGGCAGGAGGAGCAGGTGCAAGTGCAGTCGGAGCATGTGCAGGCGGAGCAGGTGCAAGAGGAGCAGGTGCAAGAGGAGCAGGTGCAAGCGGATCAGGTGCGGGTTCCGGTCCAGGCGGAGCAGGTACAACAAAGAAACATAAACGCAAAACCGTCCGGCGGCACCGCAAAACCAGTATCCGTAAGAGCCGAAAGCACAAACAAAGTGGCAAAATCAAACGCAGTAGCAAAAGCAAACGCAGTAGCAAACGCAATTAATTAAATATATATATAATAAAATTGATTAGATTTAAAATTTAGATGATGAATTATATATATATCGAAAATGAAGAAAATACAAGAATCATTTCGTCTCTTATCGTTTGATACATGCGATAGTTTAAATATGGAAGAGGTCGTAGAACCCGGTGAGCGACGATCGAAATTATTTAATATTCAAATGTTTGGTGTAAATGAATTGGGTAAAACCGCCAGCATTACCGTTAAAGGTTATTCGCCCTTCTTCTTTGCCAAGGTTGCCGATGACTGGGATGAAGCGACTAAAACCCGGTTTATGGTAAAAATTGCGATGTCATTGGAGGAGGGTGATATTATTTCCGCTAAATTAATCAAGCGCAAGAAATTATACGGGTTTGATGGAGGCAAAGAATACAATTTTGTCAAGCTCAGTTTTAAGAATGAACAGGCGATGAAAAAAGCCAAAGGGTTGTGGTATGTTTATGATAATACGCCCGGCGACCAAGGAAGCGGAAACGTCATGAAGGAGCGCCGTCTTAATCCATCCGGTTACGTATTTGAAGGCACAAAGGCTATATTATACGAAGCCCAAATTCCGCCCCTTTTGCGGTTGTTTCATATCAAAGAAATCAGTCCCTCGGGTTGGATTTCGTTACCCCGCACTAAAACAACCGTTGTCGTTAATAAGAAAACGTCGTGTGATTACGAGTTTGAAATTAAATACACGGATATCATTCCACTGCCGAATAAGGAAACCATCGTGCCTTATAAAATCTGTAGCTTTGATATTGAAGCCAGTAGTAGTCACGGTGATTTCCCACTGCCAAAAAAAGATTATAAAAAATTGGCGATCAATATTATCGACGTGTGTCACGAACAAAATAAATATAGCGACGATTTCATCAAATCTATTATTTTGACAGCGTTTGGGCATGCGGCAGTTCCCAATGTTGATTTGGTTTATCCCAAAATAAAGGTGTCGCGTGAAAAGGCTGAAGCATATTTTGAAACCTGGTTAAAAATCAAACCCAGCAAATATAAAGCCGAGGTTGAAGAACTCGGTCTAACTCATTTAAAATATGAAATGGTGGCATCGTCCGCAAATGATGAGGAGGACGCCGAAGGCGCCGAAGCATGTGACGCAGACGCAGGAACAGAAGCGGCAGAGGCATCTACTCCGTTTAATTGGGCAACATTCAAAGCCAAACCAAAAGCGTATAAAAAACAAGGCTCCATTACCGAGGTCTTAACCGACTCTGAAACCACACGGGAAACCAAAGTAATGGAACTTACGCGAACATTGTCAACTACTTTTCCTGAATTGCACGGTGATAATGTGACCTTTATTGGCTCTACTTTTGTGCGTTATGGCGAAGAAAAACCTTACCTAAATCACTGCATCGCTAAAAATACGTGTGACCCTGTGCATAATGCCGTAATTGAAAGTTATGCCACTGAGAAAGAAGTCTTATTAGCCTGGACCGCACTTATTCAAAAAGAAGATCCGGATATTATAATCGGTTACAACATCTTTGGGTTTGATTACCAGTTTATGTTCTTGCGGGCTAAAGAGCTCGGTTGCGAACACGCTTTCTTAGCACTCTCCCGGAACAAAAATGAAATCTGTTTAAAACGGGATTGGCGTACTGGCAAAGAAACCTTGGAAGAAAATACCCTCGTTATTGCTAGCGGACAGCATGATTTGAAATTTGTCAAAATGACCGGGCGACTACAGATTGATATGTATAATTATTTCCGCCGAGATTATCAATTGACCCAATATAAATTGGATTATGTGTCGGGTTATTTCATTGGCGACGATGTAAAAAAATTAGAATACATTGCTGCCGGTCAAGATAATGACATCTCGACTGGATATTTTACAAAAATTTACAGTAAAAATTTAACCGGTCTCGAAAACAATAGTTTTATTAATTTTGAAGAAGAAGCGCATTCGGTCGACCAATATAAAAATGGGAAAAAGTTTGAAGTCTTTGAAGTAGATTATCTGGCAGGTACCTTTGTCATTCACAGTAAAGAAGATCCGGATTTAATTACGAAAAAGGTGCGCTGGGGGTTAGCCAAAGATGATGTGACCCCGCAAGATATTTTCCGGATGACCAATGAAGGTCCAGTCGAGCGAGCCGTTATTGCCAAGTATTGTATTCAGGATTGTAACCTCGTGCATCACTTAATGCGCAAGATTGACGTGCTCACCGGTTATAGTGAAATGGCGACCTTGTGTAGTGTGCCGATGGACTTCCTGGTGATGCGCGGGCAAAGCATAAAACTCACCAGCTACATTGCGAAAAAATGCCGGGAAAAAAATACTCTCATGCCCGTCATTGAAAAATCATTAGACGATGACGGGTATGAAGGCGCCACGGTGTTAGATCCAAAATGTAATTTATACTTGGAAACACCCGTCGCCTGTTTAGATTACAGTTCGCTTTACCCGTCAAGTATGATCAGTGAAAACATTTCGCACGATAGCAAAGTGTCGACGCGCGAATATAATTTGCAAAACAAGGTCATTGCGGAAACGGGCGAAAAAGACCCCATAACGGGTGTTTATATTTATGATAATCTGCCCGGCTATGAGTATGTAGATATCACTTATAATACTTATAAATGGCAGCGCAAGAATGGCAATCCCAAGGCGGGGATGGAAAAAGTGAAGATTGGCTATAAAGTCTGTCGTTATGCGCAATTTCCGAATGACCCATCCACCGGCAAACCTGGTTATGCTGTGATGCCCGCCATATTAAAAGAATTATTGGCTGCACGCAAGGCGACCCGAGCCTTAATTAAAACCCATAAAGACGAATTTATGAAAAATATATTAGATAAGCGGCAGTTAAGTATTAAGGTGACAGCAAATTCGCTTTATGGTCAAACCGGTGCCAAAACGAGTTCGTTTTATGAAAAGGATTGCGCCGCTTCCACCACAGCTATTGGTCGTAAATTATTGACTTATGGCAAGCGGGTCATTGAGGAAGCGTATGCGAACGTTATTGTACCGACGACGAAGTTTGGTGAGGTCCGCACGAATGCGGAATATGTATATGGGGACACTGACTCGGTCTTCTTCAAATTCAATTTGACGGACCCCGCAACCAACGAACCCATTATTGGTAAGAAAGCCTTGGAAATCACGATTGAATTGGCAAAACAGGCTGGCGAACTAGCTTCGAAGTTTCTTAAAAATCCGCATGATTTAGAATACGAGAAAACCTTCTTGCCGTTTTGTCTGTTATCTAAGAAACGCTATGTGGGTATGTTATATGAAGATAATCCGGATAAAGGCAAACGCAAATCCATGGGCATTGTTTTGAAACGCCGCGATAATGCGCCGATTGTCAAGGATGTCTATGGGGGTATTATTGACATTCTCATGAAGGACAATAATATAGAAAAAGCGGTCGAGTTTTTGAAGTCCGCTTTACAGAATATGGTAGATGAAAAATACGGGATGGACAAATTGGTCATTACGAAATCGTTGCGGTCGGGTTATAAAAATCCGGCACAAATTGCGCACAAAGTTTTGGCGGATAGAATTGGGCGACGCGATCCGGGGAATAAACCGAGCGTCGGTGATCGCATTCCGTTTGTCTATATTGAAAATCCGGATAAAAAAGCCTTACAAGGCGAGCGAATAGAAACACCTGAGTACATTATTGCCAATAATGTGAAAATCAACTATTCGTTTTATATTACCAATCAAATCATGAAACCAGTCCAGCAACTCTTTGCACTAGTGCTAGAAAATATGAAAGATTTTAAAAAGAAAAAAGGACACACTTTGCGCACATGGAAAAATGCTTTGACGGCTTTAAAACAAGAATATCCCGACGAGGAAAAATATAAAGATAAAGAAGATGCCTTGCGCAATAAAGAAGTCAAGGCGCTATTATTTGATCCGTATTTACGTCATACGAATAATATGAAAAACGGCGATAGTAATATGCACAATTACTTCAAAGTGAAATAAAAAATATATAATTTAGAAATTTAATGTACGTTTTGCGGAGGCTTCCTCCTCTAGTAAGTGTTGTCTGCTTCTGGCTGATTTTATACGCACATGCGGTGGCATATCTACATCGCCCGGCGATAACACAGGCGATGCTGATTTTTTATTTTTAGGTGTACACTGCGATGTTTCTTGTGCTATTATAGTGTCAACAAACTCATTGATTTTTTCTTTAACCTCTTCATCATTATGTAATTCCTTATCGTTAATATTCATCTCCTTTTGTAGTAGTTTAAGGTTTGCGCTACTAATATTTGGATATTGAGATGGTTTTTCAAGGGCTTTAGCACTCGCATCAGCTCTCCTTGTTGAATACAATCTCGCATAGCGAACGCCTTCTGCAGCTAATTCGGGTGTCTCATCTTCACCAAGAAGACATTTCTCCGTGAATTGTTTTACAAGTTTTCCTTTTGCTTTGGCTTTTATGGTTTCAATCAATTCCTCTAAAATATTTCTACGTACAGGTATTGGTGCTGCGGTATGGTGTCCAATTGTGAATTCATTAACCATTTTCGGATTAAAAGTGTTCTCTACAGCCTGTATGGTTTCCTTTCCAGCCCTACGCAAGGTATTAATCGTTCCATCCCTAATCGATGATAAAACTTTTTTCACAATTAGTCGCCCTACCGGTAATGTTGATGGTAATATTGTTGTCGTCGGAAGTCCGCCACTTTGTCTATGTCGTGTTTTTCTTAAAGTCCGCCTTTTGACATTTCTTTTTGTTTTTTATATTTCATACGTAAACGTTTGGTGCGTTTATTATTTGATTTCTTCATATATATATATAAATACAATTTTAGTATTAAAGCATATTAAAGTAATAGTAAATGACGACAACATCCCATACACATTCTCTCTTTGAGAATTATTCAAACAAGGGTTTATCTGGACTGGCTAATATAGGAAACACCTGTTATCTTAATTCTTGCATGCAAGTTTTATCGCATACTTACGAATTAAACAACCTTCTGGAAAAAGGCGAATATAAGAAGAAACTAAATAAAATAGCGGATTCCGTGCTTTTATTAGAATGGGATAAATTACGCAGTCTGCTTTGGAGCACTAATTGCACGGTTGCGCCCTATGGATTTTTAAAAACCGTAAAAAAAATTGCTGGCATTAAAGAGCGCGATATTTTTACCGGTCATTCGCAAAACGATGTGCAAGAATTTCTACTTTTTATTATTGATTGTTTTCATAGCGCTTTATCACGAGAAGTGGAAATGCAAATTAATGGTCAAGCCCAAAATAATACCGATATATTAGCTACAAAATGTTATACCATGATGCAAAACATGTATAAAAAAGAATATTCCGAAATGTTAAGTATTTTTTATGGCATCCATGTTTCATCGGTAGTTTCAAAGGCGAGAGAAAGTAAAGAACCCCTAAGCATTTGTCCTGAACCTTTTTCGGTTATTAGTTTGTCTATCCCCGATAAGAACAATGCAGCCGTCGAGACGAGCATATTTGACTGTTTTGATTTATATTGCAAACCCGAACAAATCGTCTGGATCAATGAAAATACGAAACAAAAAGAAACCGCGGAGCGATCAATTAGTTTTTGGAGTTTGCCCGAGATCATGATAATTGATTTAAAACGTTGGAACGGGCATAAAAGTAAACAGAACCAATTGGTAACAGTCCCTTTATCAAATGTGAATTTTTCCACCTATATTTCGGGCTACCATCCCGAAAGTTATGTATATGATTTATACGGTGTTTGTAATCACAGTGGCGGCGTTTTAGGTGGGCACTATACATCTTATATTAAAAATGCAAATGGGAAATGGTACGAGTTTAACGATACATTTGTAAATGAAATGAAGGAAGAACAAGTAATCTCTCCACGTTCATATTGTCTCTTCTATCGCAAAAAAAAATAACACATTTAATATATACGAATGGCTATGGATATGAACAAAGGGTCCAATAAAACAGAATTAGATAAATTGGGCGATAAATTTAAAAATAAATATATTGGTGTTGAACCTATGCTTTTAATTGGAGTGATTGCTGTGATTATTATTTATTATTATATCTTTTCATCTTTAGGCAATAACGAAGATGGTAGTTCTTCATCCGTGAAGGTATTTTTTGAAACAATTTTATGGTTTCTATTTATCATATTAATATTATTAAACGGAATAACTTATATTTTTGGCGTTGACTTGATTAAAACCATTAAAAATTTATTTGGGTATAATACAAATAATAATGCGTTAAGTGACGATATAAGCGAGGATGACAAGACGGGTATTAAAATAATGTTAAAAGAACAAGTATTTCATGTGCCCGAAAATAAATATAATTATGAAGATGCGACTGCAATATGTAAGGCTTATGGATCGCGTTTAGCAACCTATGATGAAGTCGACCAAGCTTTTAATAAAGGCGCCGATTGGTGTAGTTATGGTTGGTCCGATGGGCAAATGGCATTGTACCCGACCCAAAAGGAAAAATGGGAAAAACTGCAAAAAATGAAAGGACATGAAAAAGACTGCGGACGCACTGGAATTAACGGTGGATACATGGATGACGCAACACTTAAATTCGGGGTCAACTGTTATGGTGCAAAGCCCGGAATAACGCCACAGGATGCGCAAAAAATGCGCGAAACCCCCATATTTCAGAAAAATAAAAAAGAAGTTGCATTTGATAATAAAGTTAATTTATGGCGAAATAAATTATCGCAGATTGAATTGGCTCCATTTAACCACAATAACTGGAGCATGTTATGAGGTTATTTAAATTAAACAAAAATTAAAAATTAATTTCATTTTCATATATTTCATTTTCATATATTTTATTCGCTTATAATATATGAAAATTCATCTCCAAGAATTTATTCAAATTGGTATTCTAGGTTTGCTTTTGCTCTACTCGTATTATTATTATGGCACTAAAGGTAATATAAATATGGAAAAATTATGGGGCAACATTAAAGATCCATTGAAAACATTTAATATTATATCTATTTTTATAACAGCATTCGGGTTTATGCTGATGCTCTCGTATTTACATAAAACAAATTCACTTTCCCCCATCAAAATTCAACAATTATTAACTGCAATATTAATTATTATTACGGTATCTCTTTTTTGGATGCCTCTTTCAATTGAATATATAAAAGGCAATAAACAATCTAATTTTTTGAAGTATCTGATCTTG